TTCTCGTGCAAGCTCTGCCCCAGTGTTACTTGCTTGCTTGTTGTCGCTGGTAACGACCAAACTGATCTTACTGTTTAAGATGGTGACTTCATGGGCCAAATTTGATAAGGCAGACATCAAGTAAACCACGCAGGAGAATAACAATGGCAATAAAGCAAACGTAATCTTTTCAATCAGTTGCCCTTTGGCTTCCATGTTCTGAATTTTTTCCTCACTCATTTATTTCCCCATTAAAAGTGTTAACCACCAAAAACATAAACCTAGCAGCAGGATTATTAGCGCCCCTGCTATCAACCAAGTCAAAAAATCTTCCCATTCCTCTTGCTTGGCCTTGGTCTTCTTCTTATCCAGTATTTCCTCAACCTTGCGCTTCTGAATAATGTTGTTTCTTTCAACCATCAACTGTTGCCAAAGATCAGCATTACCCGACATTACCATATAGTTGTTTAGCTCTCTCTCAGCATCTGCAAGTATCTTAGCTTGCATTACTATTTCAAATGCTTGAGCAGTATCTGACTTAGCAAAACTACTTTTGGGTTTAGATGCTTCTCTTTGTACTATATCTTTAGCTTCAAAGAACTTCATCATCTCCCCGCCAATAGCGTGGATGTCTTTACCCATTTTAATTGCTACCTGTACTCCTTTGATAGCGGCTTGGGCAGTCGCAAAAGCTGTTACAGGATCAATCATTTTATTCTAGCAACAAATTGTTATTAGATGCAGCTTGCATGATTACCCAATTAGTACCATCAGACACTAACGTAGCCCAATTACCAACAACTCCCAACAGAATTGCTGTACCAGCAGTTGTACTATCAAGAGGCACAATGTTACTAGTAGCAGAATTTACTGCTAAAGCTTGCATATTTTTAACTGTGATATACCTACCTGTCCAAGAAGAAGCAGCAGGAAATGTTAATGTTAAAGCTGTTGTTGGTTTATTATTAATGATCCAGGTATCAGTACCTGCAATAGTGTAGTCAGCAGTCTTAGTTAAAATTGTAGACAAGGGTACATAGTCAGTATTAGCAACAGCAGCAGAAATAGCAGTTCCATTGCCTTTAAGAATCCCTGTAATGCTAGTTGTCAGAGTAATAGCAGGTGTAGTAGTAGCATTTGCTACCGTACCCGTAAAACCATTTGCAGAAACAACCGATACACTAGTAACCGTCCCACTAGTAGCAGGGCTTGCCCAAGTCGGCGCACTACCAGTTGTAGCCGTAAGTACTTGACCTGTTGTACCAGCCGCAGTAAACGCATAAGCTGTGCCTGTGCCATAAGCCACACCATAAGCTGTAGGAGTTGCCGTGCTATTTGTACCACCATAGGAAACAGCTAAAGGAGTACCTAAAATAATACTGGTAAAACTACCTGCTGCTGGGTTGTTTAAACCTATTGTGGTACTTTCAATAAAGCTGTTTGTGATACGAGCATTGCTAATGTTGTTTCCATTTAAATCTATATTACTAATAGATCCACCAGTAATAGCAACACTACTAGCATCTTGCTGAGCCATAGTTCCAAAGACTTTATCACTAAGTCTTTGAAACCAATCTCTCCAGACAAAGCTTTCCCCAATCTTATCCTGGGGAATAGGTGTAGTAAGTTTAGCCATAGCTATTAACAATATTCTTTGTTAGTGAAACCCATCTTACAAAGTTCAGGCAATTGTTTTTCTAGTCTACATCCAATGTCAATCCTATACCCAATAGAGTTAGGTATGTTAATTTTCTTTTTGACTGTGCCATAGCAATCAGTACGAGCATCTTCAACAGTCTTACCAGTACCAGTAACAATACACACGTAGTTACCAGCCGTTAGAAATTGCTCTTCATTGAGCTTAACCTTGCCATCAACCATAGCAGGAGCCTTGCCACACATAACTTCGGCTAAATGAACGTTCTTAATAACATCAGCCATAGTCAAATCAAACATAGGATAGCCAGCAGACTCAGACTTAAGAGTACCTTTGTCAAACGGATATGGAGGCATAGAGATAACTACACCACAAGCAATGTCACCACTAACCTTTAGAGTGTCTTTACCATCAAGTAAGTCAAGCATCCACTGGGCAGGATCACCTTTATGCAAAGCTTGTTGGATCATAAACAGAGGCCATCCTGGACGCATAGTGAACTCTAAAGGCCACACTGTACCTTTGTCATCAATGATGCAGTTGACATCAATGTATCCTGTATATTTAAGACCATGTAGGTAGCCTTCTAATGGTTTAAGAACCATATCAGCAAGCTTAGACTCTTGAGTGTAGTAAAGGATTGTTCCTTCTTCACCTGTAGACACACCTAGATCACCAGCTAAAAGCTTTTTAAACTCATGGTTGATACAGAAGTGTTTAGAGAACCCACTTAGACCAAACCAACCACCAACAGCAATCTCATAGCCACCATGAAACTCTTGAAGAATAAACTCACCTTTGTAAGCGTTAGTCTTCTTCCACTTCTGAAGCATAAACACCATGTCAGCAGCAGACTTGGAGACATAGCTAAGAGCTTTATCACCATCACCTAAAGGCTTAGAGACATAACGTTTGCCAGTGTTAATTACATGGGCAATAGCCTCATCGTAGTTCTTAAACTTCTGTGATGGAATAGTCTTAATGCCAGCACGTTCTAAAACCTCTGCACCATACTCACGATCTTGTTCCCAACGGTTAGTGTCAATGCTAGGCCCAATAATAGGATAGCCTTTATCCCGGTAGCGTTCTAGTTGGTGAATGTAATAAGTGTTGTCAGTACAAAAGATTAGGTCAGCCCAGTTCATGTGGGATTCCCAATCAGCTACACGATTAAGAAGACCACCATTACCAACCATAGACCTAGAGCCATCTTTGTTGTTACGGATGTAAGCCTTTATGGTATGACCATAGTCCATACACCTCAAAGCAAAGTCAAGGCAAACACCACCAGCATCAATAAGCAATATGTTCATTATTTTTCCCAACCTTTTTCTTTAGCTTTCTGGTGGTATTTTGCGGCAGCTTCTTTAAGTGCTTTAGCACGTTCTGCTTTAGCTGCTTTTCTTTGTTCAGGAGTTTTACCGTATATAGGAAAGCCCATTGTTCCTAGTACCGCACGTTTAACACCCTCACCTTCTGGAGCATCAGTACCAGCAGCAATTTGAAATGGTAAAGCTATCTTTGCTACAGCTTTTAATCTACCTGCTGCACTACGATCAACAAGTTTTTCAGCTTGTGGACTAGCATACTCTAAACCACCTACTCCTACAATAACAGCTTTAGGTATAAACCCTAGCTTATTAGCAAGAGTTTTATCTGGATCAGAAATCCAATGGTAGGGTTCCATAGCGTGCTTCATAGCTTGCATAGACGTACCATCAGGATATTCAATACGAGTTGGGTCTTTGTTCTCCCAAATAGGGCGATTAGCCGTAACCATATTAATGGCGTTTAACAAAGTAAAGTACGTCAAAGCAGTTTTAAACTGATACAACCTAGCATAGTCTGATTTAGTTGTAGGAGTTATCATGCCTTTGATACCCTCTACAGGTTGCCACTTAGTAGGGTTTAAATCTTTAGGGAGAGCAGCAGTAAAAGCACGTAGGGTAGAAAGAGTCCAGTCAGGAGCAAACAAAGCTATCTGAAGACTTCTACGACCAGCGGGACTGTATGCAGATAAAGCTATACGTTTAGCAAACTCATTCTGTGTTTGAGTAGCAGCATCGTACCAATTTAAACCACCAAAAGAATCATTTAAGAACCTAGCAATTTCTTTACGAGATGCAGCTTCATCAAAAGGTTTGTTTTCTTTAGCAGCACTCATACGTGCTTTATCTAGATAAGCTTCAGCTACCATTAGCTTTCCACCAGTATGCAAATAATCCCAAGTGTACTTATCAAAGTAACCCAAAGTGTATTTCTCAACTGTAGACAAAGACTTTTCAAGTACACGAGTTTTGGGGCCAAATTTACCTATTGTGCTGTCAGCAAGCTTACCAGCAGCACTCAAAATGTTCTTAGAAACATCTTCAGGAACTTCTAATTGAAGTCCATCTTCTCTAATCCATTTGTCAACACTAGTTCCTACACCACCTTTTCTAAACTGCTCAACAGCTTTAGAAACAGCAGACAGTTGTAGCTCTTTACCAGTAACAGCTTTAACACCCTTTTCTATTAGAGGCAACACAATAGCTTCTTTAACTGGAGTCCAAATAGGAATGCCAGTACTAGACATAACTTCCATCAAAGATTTAGCATGGAAGAAGCTACCAATAACATTAAGGCGTTTAGTAAATTGAGATATAGCTCCAAACGCTTTCATTAAATCACCAGGAGCAGAATCAAAAACAAACTTTAGATGCGGCATCAAATCTGGGTGAACAGCATATCCAGACAACTCAGAGTTCTCCATTACTTTCCAACCATAAGGTAACGGTTCTTTATCAGTAATAGGACGAATTAAAGACTCACCATTTACATTTCTAATTTGTTTTAAGTTATTGATTAGATTTTTGTTTTCAATAGCTTTTTCAACAGACAAAGCATAGTCACGATAAATGTCTGCTAAATTATCTGTCTTAAGTTTAAAACGATAGTCATAGCCTTTTTCTGCTAACCAACTATTGATACCTTGAAGGTGGTCTACTAAGTCTTGCCTAGTTTCAAGCTTACGTTCCTGACCATATTTAGTAGTAGTCTTAGAATCACTAACACCCTTTTCATAGCCAAAGACATCACGTATAAATTCTTGTACAGCAGTAGGGGGTGCAGCACCTTCTGTGACTACATTGCGAGCCACATAGTCTTCATGCCAACCTTTAATAACACCATTCTCTAAAGCTTTTTTACCAAGCTCATCCATTAGAGTGCGAAACTTAGTTGCAACTTCTTTAGCTTTGCCAGTTAAAGTGTCACCTTTATCTATAGAGTAGGTAATTCGATCAAGATCAACTTCTTTACCAGCTAAAGTTTTAAGGTCACTAGTGTTGTTGTAAATGATACGTTCATCAGCAGCTTTAGCTTTAAGGTTAGTACCAACAAACTTTTCTGTTTCTCCAATAGGTTCAGACCAAGTTTGTTTGTATTTTTCATAGCCTTCAAAAAATTTAACAGCTTCTACTTCACCATGTTTTTCATATATTTCTTGAGCAATGTTTTCAAACTCTTCTTGACTTTTAATGTCACGAGGATCAGTCTTAGTACGATCTATAGGTTCAGGTGTTTCAGAAATAGGAATAGGTTCAACAAGCTCACCAGTTTCTTTAGATTTCTTTTCAGCAATAGTTTTAAGAGCAGCTTTGTTAGTTTGATTTTCGTATTGAGCTTTAGTTTGACCTTCAGCTATAGGGTTTTTAATGTGTTCAGCTTCATGCTGAAGAACAAAATCAGCCCACTCTTGAGGAGTTTTAAAAGCATTTTCTGCTATAGGAAACACACCTTCAACTTTAGGTTTAGTCCAAGCTTTATCTAAAAATTGTTGGTATGTATGTTCTGGGTGTATAGAAACTTCATTAGTCTCATGTTTGTATCTAGCACCAACAATACTACCATCAGAACGTTTCATCTCACGATCTATAGATACAGGCAATCCACCAACTGTTTCTGGTACAGAAAACAATTCAAAGTTCTTATCACCAGCGGTACGCATATCACCGCTTTGCAAACCCATTTTAACGTCTGAAAGTTTTTCTACTTGTCCTAAGTCTTTAGCACGATTCCAAGCTTCTTTACGATCTAAAAAATTACCGTTCTCATCTATAAAACCTTGTGTATGAGTATCAGAAGTTTCAGCTTTACGAGCAGGATCGTGCATAGGCCCATGTAACTCTACTTCACCTGTCTCATTGTTTTTAAATGCAGTCTGTACAACTTTAGCTTGAACATCTTTCTTAGCTTTAGTTTCTTTAAGTTTATCAAGAAAAGCTTTTTGTTGTTCAGGTGTAGAGTTAACTTTAGAAGGTTGTTCTGGAGGAAGGGGAGTTTCTTCTGTAGTGCTATGTACACTTTTATGCCCCAACATTTTTTCACCAAGTTTAGTTGGTTTAGTAAAAGTTCCAGAACCAATGTCTATAGCCATAGCAGTTGGATCAAAAACTTTTTCACCCATTACAGCACGTTGGGCAGCACCAACAGTACCCATAATCCCAGCACCTACAGCAGCTTGTTTGAGACTAGTAGGAATGCTAGGACGCATAAAAGGGTTAGCACCACCACCTACAACTCCACCTACTACAGAAGTAATTGGAAATTGTTCTTGCTGTTGTTTTCTAGTCTCAACAACTTTAGTTCCAAAAACTTTGTCAAATGCACTCTCAAGACTAGTAATACCTTTACTAGCAAGGTATCCTCCAACAAAACCACCTACTACACCAGTAACAGGTTTAGCCCAAAAAGGTTGAGGAAAAGCCATACCTGCTCTAGCACCAACTAAAGCACCTGGAGTAGCACCAGCAGACTCTAAAGCAGAAGCCGCAAAAGCACCAGCTTGAGTAACATCTTTTTCAGATTCTTTTTGAAACAACCCAACTTGTTGTTGAATTGTAGGGATGGTTGGTTTTTTAGAAACTGCACTATCTATAGGCGTAGCTGTAGAAGGATCAAACGCACTAGCAATAGGTTTATCTTCAACTATAGAAGCAGTAGAGGGATCAAAAGCCATTACAGAGCCTCCCACTTACCTTTTACATACCTAGCTTTATTTCCTTTAGCATCTGTGTATACCTTACCTTCTTCAAACTTTGGTTCAACAGGTTTGTTACTAGTAGCAGCAGTTGATGGTTTAGCACCACCGGGTAACAGATCAAGCATAGAAGAACCTGCTTTAGCTGGAGGTGTAAGAGTACCTGCTGGTGCAGGAGGAGCACCAGTTTCTTTCTTAGGAGAAGGTGGTTGTTCTATGTCGTAGCTTTCAAGCTCTTTAGTTAAACCTGCAAACAACTTATCCTTTTCTTTGCCTTCAGGCATACCCTCTATAGCATCAAGCTTCTTTTGAGCACGTTCTTTTTTAATACTCTGTAGTTCGTTCCAAGCTTTAGTTGATTTAAGTTCAGCTTTTGCTTCTGGTGTTTTAGCTTCTTCTATAGCAGAAGAACCACCAGTAAAGAAACTAAACATACCAGTTTTCTTTTTGTCTTCTTCTGTTGCTTTTTTCCAAGCATCCTCTGCTTCTTTAATAGGCTTTTTAAAATCAGTATCAACACGCGACCAAGCTCTTTGAGCAGCATTCCATTGACGTAACTCTAATGCAGATTCTTTACCAGCACTGCTACCACCACCATTACGCTTTAACTCAGCAATGTGTGCAACTACTTTATCATGATCCCTGTGCCAACCATCTTGCATCTCTGCAACTAGTTTACGAGTTTCATTTGTAGCTATTGTGTTTTCGTTTGAACCAGTAAGGTGCAAAGCTTCAAGTTGAGCTTTTTGTAATTTAGGATCATTTTCTTCAAAGAATCTTGGAATCTTAGATTTAATAGCTGTTTTTATATTTTCTGGAAACTTAGATATTAGATCAGTTATTTGTTCTGGAGTAGCGCTTTTAATAGTAGCGTAGGCATCTCCAATAGTCTCTCTATTAAGATCATGTTTTTTTAGTTCTGTTGCAAGTTGTTTGGCATCATAAGTTGCCGATGCTACTCTCATTTGTGCAGCAGATTCAGGATCAACTACATCCCAAGCAGCAGCTATTGCCGTAGCTTGTTCACTTGGACTTTTTGTAACCCAAGTAGGGTCTGCCATTAATTTTTTAGCAGCATCACTTTTTTCAGTAGTTACTTTAATACCTGATTCTAAAACTATGTTAGCAAGTTTAGTTTTTTGTAAAGTAGCTTCTTCTTGCTGTGCTTTAGCAGCAGCTTCTTGTGGAGCATAAGCAGCTTTAAGACGATCTTGTTGTAGCTTAAGTTGTGTTTCTTCAGCAGCAGCAGAAGCTTGTTGTTCCACATAGGGAACAGCAGCCATAGTTTGTTGTAACTGAAGGGCAGCCTTACCGCCTTCAGCTAGGTCTGACATTAAGAAAGCCATAGTTTACATACTCCAATCAAGAGCAGGATTACCAGCAGAGTAAGTACTAGGCATTTCTTGAGATGCTGCTTGCACCCAATCAGGGTTGTAAGAGCTGTAGTTAGTGTTACCACTACCAGCATATAGCCCTCTAAGTCCAGTAGCAACACCACCTAAACCTTGCATAAAAGCTTGGTCAGATTGGTTTTGTGCGTTAAGTCCCAAACTAGCAGCTTGAGCAGGATTATTAACAGCACCACTACCTTGTGCAAGACGGTTCATATAGTCAGTCATAAAGCCATAGTAGCCTTGTTGTCCAACCTTTTGAAGTGCTTGTTGTTCACCACCTGAGTACAGTTGCCCAGAAGCAGCAGCAGCCCTTTGAGAAGCTTGCATAGCTGGTTGCATTACACCAGTATTAAACTGTGTATACCCCGGCATATTTTGAATGTTACTAGGAGCACCTGGTTGTAAAGCACCAGCATACATTGATCCTAGTTGACCACGGTATTGTGAAAAAGGATCAGCAGCTTGTTGAGCTTGAGCACCAGCACTGCTGCTACTACTAGTTAAAGCTTTGATACCACCAGCAATACCTACTACAGATGCAATTGTTCCAAAAGTCATGATTGAGTTTCCTTATTTAATTTAAGCAAGTCGCTTGTAGAGGACATTAGACCCAACTCTTCATAGGTTGGAGCAATAACTTCTTCTTCCATCTTGCTTAAGTTTTCTTCGCCTAGGTGCTTAGTCATGTGTACTGTTACCCAAAGGGTATCTTCTATAGCATACACAGACCGCTTAAGACCTATCTCAGATACAAACACACAGGGAGCTTTATATTCTTTAGTACCAAACTCTGTAAAGACTTTAACTTCACCCTGCATAATGAAGTTAAGATGTTGGTGGCGATGTATCTTACCAAAGATTAGAGTTCCTTTGGGAATAAACATTTGTCTGGCATAAGTACCGCAGCCATACTTTTCATCCATAGGAGTAAAGTAATGAGTCAAAGTACAGTCTGGCAAATTGTTTTCTATCTTGTTTTCTTTAACAAGATCAAACATACCTTTTTCAACAACTTGTATGTTTTCTCTAAAGGTAACTTTTGCTAGAGTATTTTGATTCACAGTTATCTCCTATAGCGTCCACCACCAACACTTTGTTCTTGATCCATCTCGCCTATCCTGTAGTCTATTTCAGCACCATCAAGACGAAGGGGTACGTTACTAGTACAAAGAAACTCCCAAGCTCTACGGCGGTCAGCACCACCTAGATATATCTGTGACCTAGAAGCATTGAGGTCAACAGACCTGTAGTTAGACCAAGAGTTGTAGTCGTTTCCTGTGTGGCGTACTTGCATAGTACCTGCCACCTTATCACCAATAATCTCTAGCCTACCGTAGAATTTACGTTTAGTGACCCCGTTGTCATAGAGGTCTGTGACTGTCCTACAGTATATAGCTTGTCCATTATCTTGGTAAGTGTTTACATCAAAATAATATATGTTTGCTGTGTCATCGTCTAACACATACGGAACAGTATTTACTTCAGCATAAAAGCTAGGACGGAAATAAGACTCTACATAAGTACCAGGGTTAGGTTGGTCACTAGAAGCTATTGCGTACTGTGTCCAGCGATACCACATCTTTTCGTTTATATCAAACACTAGGGTTTGATTAGTGTTGTGAAGAGTTAGTATGTAGAGAGTATGCCCACCAAACTTATAGCAGTAAGCAGTTACTTTGCTCATGTCATCTGCTTCTAGATGTTTGTCTATGTTGTCTGTAGAAATCTTAACAGCAGCAACACCATCCATAAGGTATACACAACGACCATGAGTTTTACTAGTACCTACCCAAAGGACAGTACCATCAGTAGCTACTATGCTATCTCCATTGGCACACCCTACTTCAGATGTATAGCTTTGAGCTACAGTCAAAGGAGAACCTACAGCAGTACCAGTGTCATAGTAAAGCTGCATACTAGTTTTACCAAAAGCTACTAAGTAGTTAAGGTGTTTAACTATGCCTACTAGGGTATCTGTAGTCTGTTCAAAGGTAAGGTAATTTAAAGGGTTCCAAGATGTTGGATCACCGACATTAGAGTTGTATATACGATTACTAGCTGTACCAATAAACACATAGTTATCTAAAAACACTGCTCCAGATACATAAGGCCCGTCAGGAAATGCACAAAGAACAGAAGTCAGTACAGCACTAGAACCATTGTCAACAAAGGTAATAGTCCCAGATACAGCAGCAGTGTTTGCAATGCTTAAACTAATAGTAGTTCCATTGATATTAGTAACTGTAGCATTAGGAGCTATACCTGTACCAGAGGCGTACATACCCGTATAAATACCTGTAGCACTTGATACAACAATAGTAAACAAAGCTATAGTACCTGTAGCAGTAGGAGTTACAGTACTGGGTTTATTAACAGTACAAGTAGGTGCAGAAGATAAACCACTACCATTGTTAGTTATAGTTACAGTAGAAATACTTCCGTTAACAACAGTAGCAGTTGCAGTAACACCACCACCAGAAAAACTTAGGGTAATTCCCGAACTGTAATTAAGACCTTCATTGTCAATACTAATGCTTACAACCTTGTCGTTAGTGATAGCACTAAAAGAAGAGTCAGACTTTTTGTACAAGTATCCGTTAACCTTGTTGTGCATAAACAAATACGCATCTAAAAAGGTTCTAACAAAATAACTTTGACTAGTTGAAGCAGACGTTGTACCTACAGTAGTAACTGCGTATCCAGATGGATCAACTTGGTACACTGTGTTATTAATAACAGAAATAATCTTGTTGTTAAAACTAGCTAGTCCTTGACTAGGTGTACTAGCAGGAGGAGTAACAGGTGTTACTTGTTTTACAAAAACAAGTCCAGGTCTTTTAACAAATTCTCTCTTTTGATCCCTAGACTCAAACACACAGTTAGAAGAATAGGAATCCTTACTAAAAGTACCATCTCGACTTTCAATAGGTTGGGTAAGAGGAATGCGTTCTGTAGCCATACTTAACCCCTGTAAGCACTATTACTAGTAGACCTAAAGTCTGGAGCAAAGAACGTACTAGAAGCTTCTACATCCCAATCAGTTAACAATGTTTTATAAGTACCTGCACGCATACTAATCTCTTGTCTAGAGTTCATAGGAACCCCATACTCAAGAGCTAGTTGATCAGCAAGGTTCCACACCAAACAGTTCATCCATTCATTAGGAAAGTCTGGTATATCTAAAGCACTAGACAAATCATTTAGAGGAAGCTGAGCAACAATATGAAGTTCCATATTGGTACTAGCGTTAACATCAGGTGTTAGGTACACATACAACACACCATTAAGTTTCTTAGTGTCATAGAAGATAGTGTTAGCTGTACCAGTAGAAAACTTAGAACCTAAAACGTTGTACTCTTGTTTAGATACAACCATCACAGGTATATCAATGTAAGGAGTAACAGTAATGTTGCGATAGAACCCTTGGATAACTTTTAGAGGTCTATCAGTAATAGCTACAGTAGGGTTAAGAGAGTCGTACATCAATGCAGATGTAGACCCACCTAAGATGTAAGTAGTCTGGTTAGTAATCAGAGGGATAATAAGCTCTGAGTTTTTCCACAGCTTTAAACCTTCTGTACTTAATTGCTTGATCAAAAGATTTAAAGACATAGCAGCATTGTTGATAGTCTCAGCATCAGGCACATCACCTATCTCAAGCACACCTAACTTACGAAGTGCTAAAGTAATAATCTGATCACGAGAAACAGTGTAAGTAGAACTCATTGTTTTATCCTATTAAAAAACTATTTAAACTAGGAGCTGTCTTACCTGATATAGAACATCCAGCAATAGCTTGAAAAGATATAGCCTCAGACCCTTCTAGGGTACATACAGGACGATTGCCGCTATCTATGCTTGCTTTAGCACAATCTGCTGTGCCGTAGTCCGCTATACCTTGTGTGGTAATAGGAGTACATACAAAAAGAAAAGTGTCTTCTTGTTCTGCCCTAGTAAAAGGTGGTGCTATCTTATCTGCTACACCATGTACAAAGTCTTGAGGCTGTCTAGGTTCCCAATCACCAGAACAAACCATAAGCCCGTCCCAGCGTAATCGTAGCTCATTAGCCTTGTATTGTCTACCACAGGCATCACAGATTACAAGCCAAGACCCTGAATCAAACCTTGGTTTATAAGACATAGTAGTTAACCTACAAACTCTACAACAGCAGTAACAGGAACAGCTTCACTAAACGTAACAGACGTAGATGTAGTTTCTGTATAACTAGAGCTTAATATTTGTCGTACACCATTGATATACACATCTAAAGTTTTAGCACCAACAGTGTACGTAAAGGGAACTGTAAATACAGTTTGTCCAGACGTAGCTGTAACTGTTCCACGTTGTTTACCTTGATACACATAATTGTTTACATCGTTAAGCCATGCAGCAACTATAGGAGTAGAGTTATCTATAAAGTAAGTAGTAGCCATTGCTTGTTCCTAATAACATATTAAGTAATATATGTGTGCTTACTTGTCTTGTTTGTTGTCTAACTTGTCAAAGATTTTACTAAGCATAGATTTGATCTCATTCATGTCTTGTCGATAATCATCTCTAGCTATGTAAGTTTTAGGCAAGTCTTCTTTAAGCTTAGACAGGTCAGACTTAAGCTCTTTAACAGCAGACCACAATTCTCTGGCAAACCATCCAAGAACAGTAAAACCAATTCCTAGAATTGTGTCAATAAGGTTTTGTGGTTCCATAGTCTATTACATTAACTGTGCAGACTGTGCAGCCACATAAGCAGCAATTACTTCAACAGTGTGGATAGATGCGGCAATAGCTTTTACGCGAGCATCCTCTGCGCTGTAGTCAGCACCAGGCACGACAACATGGCGGTGGAAGCTACTGCTGATTTCAACGCCATCTTCTTTAATAGCGGTTTTAGTGCGAACTTGAAGTACCCCGTTTTCAACTACTTCAATAAGGTCTACTACGATTACTTTTTCTAAAGCCATTTTAATCTCCAATCAAAAAATAAAGTTAATAAAACTTTTTATGCTACATACGCAGCATTAACAATGTTGCCAGAATTGATAACTCCAGCTGAAGGTGCATTAATATTAAATGCACGATTAGAAATGTTGCCAACAAAAATGCAGTCGGTTGTTGCCGTTGCAGTAGTGATGGAATTAAGAGTTGATGTGTTCATATTGATTGTATTGTTTTGCAAAGAACAATTTATAGGTGTTTCTAATACTATCCCCCCTACAGTAGGCGCAGAACTATTTAAAGTGTTGTTATTAAAAATTGACTGATAAATTGAACTTTGACTATAAATTGCAGTTGATGTAAAGTTTATGTCGCAAGCATTTACAGTAATTCGTTTTACGGGCTGTCCAGTGCCATTGCAATTAATTCCTGTAGCGGCGGCTATTTTAACCCCAGTGATACACACCCCATCAAGAATAGAAGGGACATTCAATAAAATTGCAGAACCACTAGCACTAATTGAACCGCCAGTAATAACAGCATTTTTTCTGGAAATTTTGATGCCAGTATCAACCCTATCAATTACATTGCCTGTAAATACATGGGGTAATGTTCCACTTGCCAGAGAATCTAAAATTCCAATAGCGGTTGTTGATGTTGATGCCGCGCTTAAAACATTATCAGCTATTGATATAGACCCATTGTGAGTGTAATTACTAACTTGGTCTAAAAATATTCCATAATTAAAAAAACCAACCATAATATTGCTTTCAATAACAATATGGTCTGCGGCTGAATTTACAAAAATGCCATAGGTATCAACGCTAAGTGCCGTATTGTTAGCAATAATAACTTCATGCGACGCAAATTTTGTTGGATCTATAGAAGTTGTATCAGATGATTCTACTTTGCAAAAATATTTACAAGTTTGTGCTACGTTATCGGCCAACACAACGTTTCGGCTTCCTTGCGATGCATCTATACAATACCCGCCGGTAACATTATTAAATCTATTTCCTAATGCTTGCGCGTTATAACAATTTGTAAACAATATTGAATGAACCGCAGGGCCGGATGTAATACAGTTTTGCACTAAAATATTTTTTGAATATTTTGAGTCTGAATTAAGGGCCAATTGATTGCCGCCTATTACATCAATAAGCATATTGCTGAAATAGCAATCACTTACAACTACACCATCAACCGAACCATCGGTGTCAGGATAAACAATAATTGACGAATAACCGCCATCAAATTTAAGATCGCGTAACGCAATATTTGTTGCCGTGGTAGCTTTAAAAAAGCATTGCACCGTTGCGCTGCCCCACAACAAAACGGAAGTAACGCCATCCCCATAAATAGTTTGACCGCTTGTTAATACCCATGCAGATGTTCTATTTGGCTCTGTGCCACTAACTGGAGTTGATACTGGAGCAACCTTGTACGTGCCTTGTGGGATATAAACCGATTTACCAGTTGCAAGCGCAGCCGCAAAAGCTGCCGTGTCGTCTATTGCTCCGTTACCTTTTGCTCCATAGTCCAAAACATTAACGGGAGCGCCGTTAATCATTGAAAAAGATACTTTGGTCAAAGACATTTTATTTCCTTTTATACAATGTATGACATTGAAAAATTAACTGTTGATCCTGTTGCAACTGGATAAGTGTTTGTTGCGGTAAACATTTGGCAAGTTGTTGCGCCTGCCGAAATATAAATTACATCCGTTAAACCATTATTTACGCCTTCTCTACCTACGCCAGCAGATGTGGTAGCAGGCGTAAAAGGAAGTCCAACCAAGTTCAAATAACTTGCCCCTGTACCATTATTTGTTATTGATAGCTGCCCCGTAATAGTTACAACACGGCCTATTTTTGTGTAGTTGGCAGTGACACTTGATGATGTAATAGTTCCAAATCCAGCAGTCAAAGTTATTGAACACGAACCTTCTTCATAGACGGATAAAACAGTACCAGAGCCAAATTGAATGCTAGTTGCCCCTATTGCTCGTCCAGCAGTCAAGTTAGCAACACTAACTTTGACTGTTGCACTTGATTGAACAATAGGCAATACTTCTGTGCCAGCAAGCGGTGTGCTTGCACCTGTTAGTGCGGAGATTTTTTTGTCAGCCATGATTTATTCCTATATACATTATGTAGATTGCTAGCCATGTTAATTAATGACTTAGTTACTATTACACACTCACAGCTTTAATTACTGCAAAAGCAATAACAATGGCTTCAGATAACGAACCCAAAGAAATATTACGAACGTTGATGCTTGCTGACCCTGCTGCTGATTGAGCATTTAATGAATACGAACCAGCCGTGCCGCCACTAATGTGATTCATCACCAAAATGTCGCCAACTTCAATTACCGTATTAGTTAAAGTGAAACTGACGGTAGTTGAGGCAGCTAATGCAGCACCATTTAGTGTAATTTGACCAGTAGGTTTGCTTAGTGTTACCCCTGTAGCTTTGCTAGTAGCTTGCGTTACAACACCACCAGCCCCTGTAGCATATCCCTGTTTGCCCGTACCACTGATAACTTGATTACCAGTAGTTGACAGGCTAGTGCCAGTGGCTGCACCAATTACAGGAGCAACTAAAGTTTTATTAGTTAAAGTTTGTGTTGTATTCTGCGTAGCTAATCCACCAGCTTGACTAAGGTTTGTTACTACCTGTGCAGTAGTATTTGGTGGACTACCACTTGCATTTGCAATAGCTATATAAATAGCAGCATTAACGTCATTAAGCCAGGGTGACTCAATAACAGTTCCACTAGTAAAAACAGTTGTAGTCATAGGTATCCTTAATTACAACAAAATATTACTGCCAGATTCTTGTAACAACAAGTCTTCTGTTTCTAGTAACAAAAGTGAAGCTGTAAATGGATCAGAGGTTACACCATATAAGTCTGTAGCTACACCGTACTGTGTGATAGTAGGTGGTCTAGGTTCTTCAAATCCCCCATAAGTGCTGTCTGCTACAACTGACATGATTACACTCCCATAATAATTTCAACAGTAGCACCAGTTCCAGAACGAGCAGTTACATTAGCTCGGACATATCTCCACGGGCATACTGTTGTAAAACCATCAGTAGCAGTTGTAGTACCAGACAAACTAATAGTAGCCATAGTTATCCAATTAGACTTAGCACCGTTTAATGTGTCTGTCTCATTAGAAACTTGTATATCAATAGCAGCAGTTACAGTACCTGTGCCAGTAACAATAGCTTGAAAAGAACTGTAGGGACTTTCTTTATAAATAGGAGAAGAAGCAGCAACAGCAGTTGTTGAATTTACTCCACTAAAAGCAAAGTAGCGAGGTTGCTCACCACTCTTAATAAATACATCACTCATATTAAACCCCCATTTTGCTTACATCAAGCACTATAAAAAATGAACCAATACCTTTAAAGGTCATATTTATTTCATGACCTGTAAGGCCACCAACCCAAGTTAAATCAGTCTTGCTACGACCTTCTAGAGGAAGTACATAGGGTTGATTACGATAGTTAATTAAAACTCTTAGCCCAGTCTCAACCATAAACATAGTTGAGTCAAGACGAATGTTAGTTGGGTTGCCCGATAACCTAGACACATCAATAATATCAAAGACAGAATCATCTTCACTGTGTATTGTTCCTGTTACTAAGAACACAGTATTTTTGCTTCCATCGCTAACAATGGAAACATTAATACTATCCTGAGTATCTTCGTGTACTAGGTTAGCGTGCATAGCTATTAGCGTGTAAGTTCTTGAGCAGCTAACACAAAGTCAGTAGTCAAGGTATCAGTTGCTATTGGGGTAATTTGAAACACTGTACCCATTAGGGCGTTAGTTAGAGTAGTTCCAGTAGAACCAATAGTAGGAGCAGTTACACGGGCAATTGGCCCCAAACTAACAGTAGAGCTACCAGAATAAACAATAAGGTCAGTACCATCGTAGTACCAACCTAGTTCAACAAAAGTATCAGCTACCATTGTTGCAACGTTTGCTACCAAAGTAGTGGCAGTGCTGTTAACGGTAGATACTAAACTAATAGTGGCAGTTGAAGCAGCTTTAGCAAACCACAAACCATCAGTAACAGCAGAACCTTTTTGCATACCAGCGTATAAAGAAATAGTGCTGGCTATAGCAGAAGCTTTAATGCGAGTAGTAAACCAAGCACGTTGACCTGCTACAAACTGAAAAAACGTACCATTCTTATAAGCAGATGAAGCAGTAGTAGTACCACCGGGAGTAAGAGTAGCCCAACCACCTTGACCAGCAGCTACAGCAAATGCAGAGCTTGTTCCAGTTACAGTGTAGTCAGTACCAATCAATGTATTAAAGTCATTGACGTAAGTAGAACTACCTAAAGACTGAACACTTCCAGTGTGAAATGGATCAGGAAAAGGATATGAGTACAAAGTCTCATTGGGGAAAGCA